GTTTTCATCCAATAGACCCATAAGAGGTATGTCGGACTCACGTTTCATCTGGACTGGAAATATAGCATCGTATTCTGGATACTTCTCCATCAGTGTAAGCAGTTTCTCTACGTGACCCCATTTGAACCATGTATCATAATCAAGTGTAAGAATATAATCTGCACCTCTGTTTTTGACCTCTTGCATCATCCTTGAAAGACATTGAGACCAGAATACGCCAGTGCCCTTTTTTAGAGGTATTCCCCTTGAGACTATCTCTGTCATCAGACAATCCATGTTATCCGCAAAGCACAGTCTCGGCATTGAAACAATGGCCTCAACTCTCCTTTTGACAAAACTCTCTTTTGTCTTTTCTTTTTTAATTCCGCACAAATTCAGACTTATAGGCAATGATGCACAATCACGTATTTCTGATTTCCACTCTGTAATATCTGAAAGACCAGCATGCTCAAATAGTTCTATCAGTGATTTTCTGTCAAATATAGACTTATGGTAGTCAAGCCCATCGGTCTGGCCGCCCATGACATAACCAGAAACATTCATATCGTCTTTGTTTATATAACCCTTTGCTATTTTCTCAAAATCAGGAACAGCAATCATCAGTTTACCGCCAATTTTGAGCTTGCTTATCCAGTTCTTTACAACTTCGTAAACTTCTCCGCATCCAAAGTGCTCAAGAAGATGTGAAGCACGAATAACATCAATGCTTTCATCTTCCGCATTTAACGGATAAGCATTGACTCCATTTTTAATGTCAATGTTATTCCATCCGTCAATCTTATGTTCGCCGCATCCTAAATTATATTTAATCATCTCTCTTTTTCCTTAAAATGGGAGAGGGCAAAAGCCCCCTCCCTTGTTAATGGTTAGGCATTGATACTCTTCACAGCTTGAGGATGTGTGTTAATGCCATAGTTTACCATTCTCTGGGTAGTTGTGTTATCCGCAGAGATTTCAGGTTCAGCCATAACAAAAACACCGCCAGTGCCAGATGCGCCAGGCGTTACGCCGCGAGTCGTAACAACATTGATATAGCGTTCTTTGCCTTTCATGTCTAAATGAATGGCAACAATACCGCCGGCAAGACCTCCGAGGGCATCCGTAGGCAAGATATTGGCAGCGGCTGTAGAAGATTCAGTTCCCCAGCTCGCAGCGGCAATCAGCGTAGTCGCACTCGTGTTAGTTCCCTGATAAACGTCAATATCAGTGAAATTGCCAGAGGTTGTAGTTGCACTTCCATTCAGCACATAAATATGCACTTTTTTACATCCAAGAGCGTCAATGGTAGTAAGGGCGGTTGCTCCGGTCGCGGTTGTCGCACCAGGAAGCCCCACTTCTAATTTACAACTTTCTATTCTGTTCATAAAAGTTACTCCGTTTTTGTGTTGTTAATTAAGCGTTAAGGGACTGTAAAGCGACAATCGGGCCAGCTGTTGACGTATTGCCAACATCGTGAACAACGATGTCAAGGCGTTCCGTTCCGCGTACTGCAATCTGGTCTTTCTCGAATACGCTTTCACCGCCAACCGTAGCAGAATCAGAGAATGCAAGCGTAGTTTGCCGACGGTCACCAAAAGAAGCGGCCATAGACAGATTACCAAAGAGGCAGAGAATCTGGCTATTTGCATCAGTTGACGGAAGCACTTCGACCAGTTCAACGGGATAGCCAAAATATGACAGGCCAGCAGAACCGAGAATGTTTCCAACCGTATTCCCACCAGCGGCATAGGCAAGACGAGCCATAACAGCGTCAAAGAAGAACGGCGAGCAATACCACTTCGCACCCATACGGGCATACGTCGGGCATTTGCCAACAACTTGATTCAGGTCGCCCATTGTAACCTCTGACATGACATTGCCAGTTGCTACAATCACACCGCCAGCAGAGGTCGTAGTGGGAGTACCAGCGGCCGATTTAATCTTAGTGGTAACTCCTGTAATGCCGCCATGAGTCGAAATGCCAGTACCATTAAAGCCCGCAACATCTTCAGCATACGCAAAAGCATAGGCAATTTCGCTCGCCAAATCATCAGCGACATTGATAATCGCATCTTCGGCCAAGCAGGTGGTCATTCTGGTAACAGCGGCCAGCTTCTTTGCGACAAGCTGAATCTGGTCCCATGCCTTTGTGCTTTCTGTAATCGAGCCGCTTTCCGAAGTCCAGTAAGCAGTCAATCCACCAGTACGACGAGGAACATACAGCGTATCTGATGTCATCTGACGTACACGTGCATTACGACGGAATACGCCGTATTGGAGGCGAAGGTCAACCAGAGCATTGTCAAACTGCTGCGGGACAATATAGCCGCCCTGTGTATTGGTCGTTTCATTGCTGACAGCAAGCATAACGCCATTATCGTTGCACCAGTCTTTTGCAGACTGTACGCCATTGGCCGCACGCAACCACTGACCAAAACTAAACGCAAGACGCTCATCGTTCTTGAACGCCTTTAACTGTCCACCCCTGCGAACACTGGCAGGAATCTTAAATTCAGCGTCTTTACGCGATTCAGTAGTGGGCTGGTCAGCGACAATAGGGCTAACCTTGATAGGAGCAGAAACAAAACGCTCTTTTTCCGCTTCTGCTTTCACGGCTTTTTCAGTACGGCTGATTTTGCCGATAAGCTCATCGCTTTCCTTAGACAGAGTTTCAAACTTCGCCTTTTGCTCTTCGGTCATACCTGCATCGGCAGTCGACTCTACAAGCTGCTTCATTTCGTCCGAGACAGCAGAAAACCTGTCATGGAGTTTTTTAAGTAATTCTTTCATTGTTAATTTTCCTTAAATTTGGTTTATTTTTACGTTTTACGATTTACACAAACCGCTATCCCTGCCGAGATAACGTGCCTGTTTTTCAATGTACTCAGCGGCCGCTGAATACTTTGATTTTTGCTTTTTAAGTTCTTTGGACAGCACCTCATCCATTGTTGCTATTCCGTCAACTAAATCAGACTTGACGGACTCTTCTGCCCCCATAATTCGGCCTTCACCAAAAACCGCTTTTACCTTGCTCGTGCTGCGATTTCTGGAAAGGTCTGAAACAAACATAGCATAGTATTCATCAACCCTTTTCTGGATTGCACTGACAGATTCATCGCTTAACGGCTCGTGAGGATTTCCCTCAGATTTATATTTTCCAGCCTTGATAATGGTAGTCTTATACCCTGCTGATTCTTCAGCCTTTGAATACTCTGTATGAACAGAGATAACGCCGATAGAGCCAGCTTCTCCAGATGGAGTTATAAAGACTTTTGATGCCGCCGTTCCAATCCATGCCGCGGCAGAAGCCATAAGTGAATTTACTACAGCAATAATCTTCTTTTTTGACCTTGCATCATAGATTTTCTTACTTAACTCGCTGACACCATAAACCGAACCGCCTGGAGAGTTAACATCTATGACAATCGTGCTAACTGATTTATCGTTTACTGCGTTATCTATCCACTGTCCAAAAGTCTCTACAGACGTGCCCCCAAAGGCTTGCAGCAGCCAGTTATCTTTCTGTGTAATCACGCCATAAAGAGGCAAAACAACAACAGTTCCACCAGTCTGAGGCTGTGCAGCAGATACTTTACCTGTTATCTCAATTTGTGAAGCGGTTATAAGGCTATCTATCTTTTCTGGCATAATTGCCAGAGCTTCACCGGCTAATGTTTGGATATAATTTGGCATAAAAGCTCCTTAATCTGTTCTTTTGTCTTTCCGATAAACTCACTTACGACAATGCACTTATTTAGCGGCCTAAGTGTCTTGATTATGTATTGTTCCTGCTTCGGAGAAAATGACTTATAAAACTCTGCCAATTCAAATTTATCGCCATACTTCTTCTTGGCTGATTCTATTTCCTGCGTCTCTCTGGATGCAATCCGAGAAGCCATATCATCTAAAATAGAATCATCTACGGTTTCATCTTCTGGGCTTTCCGCAGATTGTGGAGTAAATAGCTCGTCTCCATCTTCAACAGGATTCAAGTTTTCTCGCTCTCTGATTTCATTTACAGTCATAAAGCCTGGGTTATTATTGTTTCCTATTGCAACCTGATAGGCAATATATCTTGCCTGTATATTCCCCCGCAAAAGACCCTCAAGGACGTGCTCAACATAAATACCGTCTTTCTTTTCTTGTTCTGATAAAAGACGCATCCAGATTGCCTGTTCCCACCGACGACACCATGGCATTAATGTATCTGTTACATACTCAATAGACTGCTCTTCGATATTCGAGAATGTAGCCCTCGATAAATCCGCTATTTTGTGCGGAGGCATCCTGAACCAGCGGCATATTTCAGGGATTGAAAATTGCCTTGTCTCAAGGAACTGGGCTTCTTCTGGAGGGATTGTATTCTTGTTAAACTTCATTCCCTCTTCTAATACCATTAGCTTATGAGCATTTTCAGCGGTCTGATGCCGACGCTCGATAGAAGCTATTAGATTTTGTCTTGCATTTGCTGTTAAAGATGTAGGATGCTCAATAAATCCACCAGGCACAGTCCCATTTCCAAAGAAAGAAGAGCCAAAACGCTCTGTTGCCTTTGCAAGACCCATCGACTCGCGGGCTTGATGGATTACGTTATAGCCAACAACTCCATCAAAGCCTAACCCGTGAATATGCAAAATATATTCAGGCTTTACAACAGACTGGATATTATTGGAGTCTGTAACTTTGTAGGTTACGCCATAATCCTTATCTATTTGTGGAGCAATCTTGTCGGGTGTTATTATCCTAAGCACGCTCACGTCGCCGCTTAACGGGTCTTTTCCTACTTCGGCATAAGCATTCCCCCAACCAAGGCAATGTGCCGTTAAAGCCTGCCTGAAATCCATAGCAGTCATTGTATTATTAGGCTGTTTATCAAGTAGAAAACGGATAGGATGGTCGCTTATTTCGGTCCTATATCCTTTTTTCTTCTGATATACCTTAATGGGTAATTTAGCAACGTCCGTAGCGATGTTATTGATGCATGCATATACAGCCGCTATCGTCATGGCTGAATCATTGCTGATTCTTTCTCCAGAGGTCGTCTTTGTTCCTCCGGTCATATAATCAACAAACCATCCGTCTTTGTCTTTATATGTCGCCGCCCCAATCCCGAGCCAACTTAGAAAACCAGAGCTAAACTTTTTCATCTTATTTATCATAATTCAAGTATTCCCCTTGTTTCATAAACAGATGGAGATTGAGGTTTTGCAAGAGCACAAGCGATAGCGTTAATCATTGCTACGGCACAGTCTATCTTTTCAGTTGACTTCTTTTTGCTCGGTTTTATGTTACCGGCAGGGTCTTGTTCTACAGAGACATTAGACATACACCAATTCAAAGCGGGATGGTTGTTATGCTTTATGGACCTTGATAATATCATTTTCTCAAGTTCCTTTGTCGGAGCTGTCATAGATGCGAACCCTTGCCCCATAGAATAAACATCAAAT